CTGAAACCTTCAAATCCACATGGTAGTGCATCCGTAGGAGCGTCTTCATTCATTTCTAACATAATAAATTTAGAATTCAATGTATAGTCACCATTAGAAGTACCAATTTTTTTAGCGATAAAACTATTAAGATTTGCATCCATAGAACAGTTAGTAAATTTCTCTAAAACAACAGGTGATTCATCTGAATCATAAAAATCACGAACTAAAACGTCAAAATTATTATTATCAAATGACATGTTTATAAAAGAAACTTTAATTTGTCTGTTAGCACTATCACCATCTGATACAGATATAACTTTAAATAAGTTATAAACAACACTACCTCTTAATTCAGAAACAACATAAGGACTTTCTGGTGATTTATATTGTTCATTGTAATAACCATGATTTGTTGGTAAATTACTTCTAGCACTATCAAATGATGTTAAATCTTGTCTTAAACCTCTAATGTAACCTTTTCTATATGCCCAACTTATCATACTGTCAAATCTAGATTCAACAAATAACGGAACTTCAGTTTTTGGTTTAGAGAAATTTTCAGTACCTAATACTTTTGGTAAGTAATTAACAATATTTGGATTCATAGATGCTTGAAACGAGTAAACAGTACCTGTATCACCTGTAACATTAATTCCAAAAGGAGCATATGGGTTTTTTTCTACCGCCATATAACTTCCTGAGAAATCTAAAGCTACATTATATAATTCACTTACTTCATATAATGGACCGTGTTGAGTTGTATTAAAATTAGAGATACCTCTAGACCTCATCGTTGCAACCACTAAATTATTATAGTTAACATAAGAATCACCTGTGAAATAGTAGATTAAACCTTCAACAGTACCTGAGAATGAATCTGGTTCTGTAGTAGTAGTTGTAGTTACACCACCACCACCACCTCCACCTGGATTACATGGGTTATATGTTGTTGTAGTTGTTGTTGGTGCCGTAGTAGTTGTAGTTGTTGCTTTTGGTAATAATTCTAATGCACTAACAACAGTAAAGAATGAGAAACCTGAATAACTATTACCACTAAAATTATCAAATAACGAATAGTACCATGCATCATTTAAACGAGAACTTAATTTAGCGGTGTTAGAACAAACATTATCAACCGAAAAAACGTTAGTTGATGAAGTATAAGCCGATGCTAACATAAAATATTCAGTTTCCCATATTGTACCAAAGTAACTAATAGTTGTTGCACTTTTTGCTGGACTACCAAAAACAGTTAATAATTCTGCGTTAATATCCTCTCTTAATGTTGAAGTACCTCCATTAAATTTAGTATAGGTATCATCCAATTTAATTTGGATTTCACTACCGCCAACCCAATTTGTTAGTACTATAGAAGCATCTTGTCCTGCAGTACCACTAAATTCTACTGAAAATGTCACAGGAACTGGTGGGTCACACACTATCACACAAGCTGGTGCCGGACTATATATAGGAGTTCCGGAACAAGATTGAACGAATGCTACAGTGTCAACGTCTACGTTTGCGACCGTTTTAATTGACCAAGATGGACCCGCATCATAACCTGATAATCCAAGTACTCTTGTTACAAATAGTTGATTTGATTGTTGAAGATATGATTTCGCTATATAAGCGGCCTCATACTTCGGAATTTGTGTGTTCACAAATTTTTCTGGAGTTGTTCCTCCAAAATAAGTTTGAAACTCATTATAGTTAGTTACAAAAACGGGCTCGAAGGCAGGACCTCTTAAAGTCTCACCAACAATACCCAAAGTCGTTACACCAACACTTTGAGCGACGAAACTTAAATCCCTTTCGGATGTATACACCCCAGGTGATACGAATACTTTGCTGTTTGTTGCCATTATTCTTTAATTTTCTTTTGTTTGATTTATTTTCTAATAAATATTTCTTTTTTCGCGAAAAAACTTTACTTTACAAAAGATATTTATATTATGGCAGATTATTTTCTACCTTTTTTCTGCCTCATATATTATGGACGATAAGAAAAAAATAAAAAACCTTAAGATTTCCGTAGAATCTCACGAAGTACTGAAGAAGTATTGTGATAAGAAAGGGATTAAAATTTACAAATTTTTGGAAAATTTAATCATGGAAAAATGTAAGGATAAGAAAGATATTTACGGGGAAAGTTAAACTATGATAGCCACACAATCAATTTGTGAGGTTAAATCGGTAAACTCTTTAGTTATTATAAAATTAACATTGTCTCCGGGGTTAACGGAAACTTCGGTTAAGTTAATGCCATAATAATTTCCATTTATATAAACTTCAAAAGTTTGTGTATTATTTAGAGTTATAATTTTTAAATTAACTCTATCATAAAATTTTTTTTGTGTTTCGGTATTTTCATCAACAAATTCGTAAATAACGGGATAACTTGATGTGTTATCAATCCGTTGTGATTTTCCTTTTCTTTTCTCTGTTGCCGTTGTTTCAAATAATTGTAAAGTTCTCTGTACGCCTGGAGATACTTCAAATTCATCTTCGTCAATTAAAAAACCGACTAAAGTAAACTCATAACTTTGTATATAATATTTTCTTTTTTCTATTTCAGTTACTGATGCGTCATCTGTTATATTATTCCAAATAATTGGTATATAATGTCCTTTGATTTGAGTATAGGCTTGTCTTGATGAAAATTTTTGTAGTATGTTTTTATTTAACATATTTAATTCTCTCATTCTACTACATACAATTTTAACATTATATGTTATGTCAACAGGAACTGGTTGAGGAATCTTATATACGTCAACATTCATTTTATTACCGTCAAAACTTGGAACTGATGCATAGTAATAATGTCTTCTATTTGGTATTGTATAAATTAATGATGGATGAGTGCCGTATTTTATTTCAGGTACTCTAACAACACTTATAAATGGTGGGGTTGCATTTTTATCTAAATCTTGGAATTTCCATGTTTCGGTAAACTGAGCCCAATTCTGTAAAGTCACCAAAATATCAATAACAGGTATTATCTTACCATCAACAACAACCTTTAGGTCATCTCTAACAAAATCTAAAAACCCTCTATCCAAATCGGCGTGTAGAATTGATTTTGGTAAATAAGTTCCATGTTCATTAATCTTATCTAACAATTCTACCCTTCTTGGGTATAATGTTTTTTCAGGAGATAAGTTAATGTCTTTTTTTATTTTTTTTGGGAATCCCATTATCTTTGTGTTATTTCGTTTATTACGAATAATTTATTTTTAAGATTTATCATATCAACTTCCTTTGCATGATAAATAGGTTCTTCGGTGTCCTTATAAACAAAACTATCATATTTGTAAGGATTGTATGTTACAACATTACCCAACGAATCTTCAGGTAAATTGTTACAAGGGAACTCACAATAATCAACCAAATTACCAATAACGAAGGCATGAACGTTTTTAGATTTTTCTTGTCTTACTCTATCTTTTCCTCCTGGTCTAACTCTAAACTCAACATCGCTTAATTTAACATAATCAGCATGAAGTATAACCAAACTCTTATGTGTTACAGAAAACGTGTGTTTGTGTAGGTTATAGTGTACCATAACTCTTTTACCTAAAGGACTATCCATATCATCAGATTCTGTAATGTTTTTTATTTTACCTTTTGCGATTAACACATCATTTCCATACTCAAATCTAAATAATAATGACGGGTATTTGGTTTCAAGATATGTTAACCATTTTTTAACAACCTTCTTTGGTATAAAAGATGATTTGATTTTATCCTCTTGATTATTAAAATCATCAAGCTGTTCTTGAGGAGTTTTATTTTGCTCAAGTATTTTCAATTGTCTTTCTGTTACCAATATTCTCATAATCCTCTAAATTCGTTTTGACTTACAGGTGCCGCAATAATTGTTCTATAAAAAGGTTTGTAGCCTGCGTACGTGTGTTTATTATCCGAAACAACCCTACCATCATTCGCAACAACATAATATCTAACTCTTGTTTCGGTTTCATAATACCCTAAATAATCACCATATGATATATCTACCTCAAGTTCATCCAAATGTTTTTGATAAACTGAAACTTTAATATTTCCTGGTTCAAACTGTTCTATCTTAGAATTACCCATGAATTTATTTTCAGGGGCAACAATTTGTACTAGTCCCTTAAACTCTACAGGTGGTAAATATTTTATACCGTCAGATAATACCTCACCATAAACATCATCTGTTTTGGTTTTGTATCTATCCACACGATATAGAACCAATGTGAAGTTCATATCTCCGTGTAACCATTCCTCACCCATATTAACATCTAACGAATAATCCTCGGCTCCGAAGAACTTACCTAACCTTGTAATTGGAACTTTATTGTTTGACATATTGATAAATATTTATAATTTTGTTATTATTATATAAATAACGTATTTTTGGAAAATACTACTCACTTAATAGAAAGGACCGCATTAAAAATATTGGACTCATATGAGGGTGCTAATAACTATATCCTTAAATTAAAACATCAATCACAAGTTAATAAAAAGTTTTACCCCACCCGAGCACAATCAGATTATATAATTAATTTTCATGATATGCAACCTAAAGTTGCCAAGAAGTGGGTTGATTTAGACCCATACTTCGCTCAAAAAATTGCTGATGAAAAATTATATACCATAGTTCCTGAACAAATTTGGGTTGAAAAATTATTGGTTGAGAAAGATAAATCATATCATATTTGGGGTAAAATATTCAGTGGTGAAACTAATCATGATTTTTGGTTACCAAAGAATGCGATAATTAAATCCCATAAGGTAGAACAGGTTGAGATAGATTATACCAAGTATGACCATCGTCCCCCATTATCACATCAGAAAGAGGCAATTGAGAAATTGGTTGGTAGTAAAAGATTTATTCTTGCTGATGATATGGGATTGGGAAAGACGACAGCAACGATTATCGCGGCGTTAGAAACAGGAGCTAAAAAGATTCTCATTATTT